GAGGTGTCAATTAAATCTTCATAGTTTGCCTGGGTTGGACGATCTCCAGTTTGAAATAGTGACTTTACTGATGATATTGATGTACGGGCCATGTTTGAATTATATCATATTTTTAAAGAATATAGTTATTAACCTCAATTATTTGTAAACCAATTCCTGGAACATTGGCATTTGCTCCTGCAAGCCCAATTGTTGTAAATCTTACTCTAAATGGTAAGACTTCGCTTATTCTAACCTGTCTTGTTATAGGTACTATATCTGATATTGGATAACTAGTTTGATTGACAGATTTTGTTTTTTGCAAACTTTCGTCAATAATTATTGACAAAGCCATAATTATGAAACTACTTCGCTATTTGTTACATCTTCAATAACAATAAGTGTTCCACGAGCAACCGTCCAAACCCTGCTTGCATCGCTTAACTCAATATCAAAAATATCGCCAGTCTCTAATAATACTGATTCATCTGCAGTTAGTGAGACCGTAAATTCTCCATCGCCATCGATTTCTGTTGGTATTGGCTCTAGTTCAACTATTAACTCTGCATCATCTGTAAAATCTCCAGCAGTTGTATTTGGTCTTTTAACTTCCATAGCAATAGTCCAGTCTTCTATAACGAGTGGATCTCTATTATCATCTGTTACGTATACTCTAAAAGATGCTGTGTCTCCTCTTACTATTGTCCAGGTAACCTGTGGCGGTATTAAGCCAACTGAATAAGAATTTTGCTGTGATCTAACTCTTGCCATTATGCTAACCCTGCTTTCATAGATCCCCAAGTTCCATTACCTTTTGGTTGTCCAACTATAAGAACACCTAATGTTGAATGATTTCTTGCAACAACTGCAACTGCACCAGAACCTGCTGCTGGTTGAGTAGATGTTAATCCACCACCAGTTGCAACATAAAGAACATCTCCTGCACTATAAGCATTTGTATTTATTGAACTAAAAATACCAGAAAGGACAATAACTCCATCACTACCGCTTCCAAAATTAGACTGAGCCAAACCTACTACTGGAAAAGTTTCAAGATTTTCTGCAACAGATCTTGCAACTGTTGGCTTTGTTGTATAACCAGTTATATATACTGGATCACCTTTTACTATTGATGTACCGCTGACATTACGAACCTCTAAGGTATGTAGTGGTGCAAAAAGTGTTGGTAATACGGCGTCAACGGCTTCTGCCAATGACTGAATATCCTCATGAACATTAACAGGATCTGTTAATATTGGATATGGAAAGTCATAAGTATTTGTTTCGCCAGATGCCATAATATAATTATTATACCACCTTCACGCACATAGTTTTAAATTAAAATAAAAAAATATCATTAAAACTTGCTTTTGACCCCAAATTCATGCTACAATTAATACAATGCTACCGAAAGGTAGCAATTTGGCTCTAGGAGGTAATTTCAATGAGAGACAAGAATAAAGGAATATGGTTAGGTTTGATAGCGCTGGTTGGGCTTTTTGCACCATTTTTAAATGCCGCCAATGCTCTTGAAACTAAAACTCTAATTACTACGACAATGGCAGCCGAACCCCCTCAAGGGGTTTTTTTGGTTTCTAGGGTAAAAATATTAGAGAGTTATGAAAATGCCCATTCTTTAAATGATGGGCAATTGGTTGACCTTTTAAAGGCGGTAGGGTTCAAAGGAGTTGCTTTAAGATCTGCATGTGCAATCGCTAAAGCAGAATCTAATGGAAGGCCCTTTGCTTTTAATGGCAATACAAAAACTGGAGACTCATCATATGGTATTTTTCAAATTAATATGATAGGTGATTTAGGTCCAGATCGTAGAGAAAAGTTTGAACTAGATTCAAATGCTGAGTTATTTAACCCAGTAACTAATGCACAAGTGGCGCACTATATGACCAAGGGCGGAAAAGACTGGTCATCATGGAGTTCTGTAAACGGAACACGATACCAAGAGTGGTATAACAAATATCCATGCAAACAAAATAAAAACTAATAAATTTAGCCAAGTCTTTTAGTTTTGAGGCTTGGCTATTTTTAATACTCTGGATAGTCTTCCTGTATGCCTAAATTTTTTAAAAAACGATCTCCATCAAATCTCCAATTATCTTTTGCAAATAGCCTCATAAATTTTAAAGAAATTTCTTTGTATACTTCATAGTCAACTTTTGCCTTTATACTTTCAATAATGCTTTGAGCCTCTATATAGTCTTGTCTAACAAACGTGCATTCTCCAGCCTGATCTCTTTTTAATATTTTTGTATTAATACTGCCTGATGGTTCGTAAAGGCAAACCGTTAAAAAGTTTTTGGCAAATCCCCAGTCTGTGTATTTGTTATAGGCCGATGATGCCTCTATGGCGTTATTGTAGAACAAGATGCTTCTAACTGGCTCTTCACCATCTCTTGCTACAGTTAACATATACAGACTAGTCTTACTATTATTTATGTTAAATAAATATTCTTGAATCATTTCATTATGAGATTTATTTAATTCTTCCCCCATAATACCTCTTAATGAATCCAGTGTTGTGGAACCATATATTTATATCCGCTTTTAACCAAATGGGCTGTATGATGATATGGAGGAGATGGTGGGAAAACAATTATACTTCCCGCTTTTGGTTTTACTGCAAAAGTATAACCACCTTTTTGTTCTGCTAAAGCAAAATCTGGCTCTGGACTTGCATTTTTTAAAACTCCATTTGGTGATGCAATAGTAAAAGATATTTCTCCACCCTCATAGTCGTCATTTAAATACAAAACAAAAGAAACTTTAAGTCTTTCGTCACCTTCTTGTTGATCAAAATGTGCTCCCATAAAAGTTCCAGGCATATATTTTTTAATTGGATACATTGGAAAAAGTTTTGGTTCATCAGTAATACCCTGAGCATTTGCATAGTCTCTTGCTACATCATCAAAAGCCTTTTGTAATGTTGAATAAATATAATTATTTTTTTCATCTGCTGAATCTGATGAAGATATACTTTTGTCTGTCCCATAAACATATGCTTGTCCACTACAGGCCATCCATTCGCCCCAAGGATTTTTGTTGTCATCTTCAATGGCTTCAACAAGTTTTTTAGGATCTTCGATTACTTCTGTATAGTAATACACTTTTTCTTCAAGTATTTCTTTTTTCATTTTTATCCTTTTCTCTAGTACTTATTGTTCATGTAAAAACCTTTTACTTTAATAAAACCAACAATAACATATCTTATTGGGCCAGGGCCAACTACACGCACTCCATGTTCGTACTCTGAATTTCCTGGAAAAAGAAGTAGGGTTCCTGGTTTTGGTTTTAATTCAATTTTAAAGTTTTCAAAAAATAACTGGCCATCTGTATAGTCATCATTTAAATATAATATTGCAGCCCCAACAATTGATGGGTCTGTGTTTTGATCAGTATGTGGCTTTAACTCTACTCCTGGTTGCATTCTTTGAAGAGTAGCAAAACCACTTAATTGTAAATTAGGGTCTACCTTTTGTACTATATCGTCTAGCCTTGAATGAATTACTCTATATATTGGTGAATGATTTATGTTAAGATTTTTATCCCCCCAATTTTGAGTAACTTCATACTTGCCCTCTGCTATTAAATTTTCAACATCGTCTCTTCCAAACTTATCTCTACAGAAACGTTTTAAATTTTTTGTATATTCAATGCCCCATTTTTCTTCTGGAGTTTTTTCTATAATTTTTAAAATAGTATCTAATTCTTCTTTAGATAAAAAATTTTCTATAGATAAAATCTCATTACTAATATCTACACATTGAAAGTTATTTGCTTCAAGTTCTTTTTTTAAAAAATTAGACATTTTTGTCATCCAGTCCTATCTTATATTTATTACCCCTTTTATCAATTTTATACCCTTGTTTTAAAAGATTTTGCCACTCTGCCCTTTCAATCTCTTGCTGTGCCCTTGTTGCCTTCATTTCTTTTGCCCAAGCATCTCTTACTTCTTGTGGGTAAGCGTCTTCTTCTCTGTCGTCCCAAAAAGATCCTATTGTGTATCTTACTCCGCTTTCTATTAATGATACTTCATGCATATTATTAAATCCCCCATCAAAAACAGCAAGCATTCCTACCTGTGGTTTAATCTCTATATTTTGATCTGGAAACTTTAATAGCCCACCTTCAAAGTCATCATTTAAATAAAGAAACCCAGCATATCTACTCCTTGTAAATGCTCCAGAATTTCCTTCAGCATCTGTATTATCTGAATGCATTCTTGCATATGCTCCTGGCTCCCACTTTTGTGTATGGTATCCAATCTTACAAATTGTTTTTGGGTCAAGATCATGTACAGATGCTATTGCTTCTGGCATTGTTTTTTCAATATCAGAAAAAATAGTTGGACTTAAACCAAGAGCAATAATCTCTTCATCATTATCTAATGGTAAAACTGAAGAATACGATTCATAAAAAGATATTGGCATCCAAGAAATACTTCCGCTTTCTGCATGTTTATCTAAAACCTTTACAATTTTAGCAGAGGTTTCTTTATCTAAAAAGTTTTCATATACCACAATATCTTTTGTTATTCTTTTTTTGTTACTTAAATTCATGGTTGTCTATCTCCTGTGTGCTTTGTTATTTCCCAAAAAAATGGACATGTATATCTTATACCACTTTTTATTTCTGTTACCCCATGTATATAATTTTTATCTCCTGGAAAAAAATAAGCAGCACCTTTTTTTGGTTTAAATTTTATATCTTGAAGAGGAAAATATAATTCTCCCCCTTCATAATCATCATTTAAATAAAATAAACTTGATAGGTCATAGTTTGGAAAATCATTTGGTAAACCAGCGTCTGGGCCATCATGCAACTCTTTGTCTGCATGTGGATTTTGAAACTGTCCAGGAAGCCATTTAACAATGGTGGTCCCAGTTGGCTTTACTTTTACTTGATAAAATTTTTCAATTATTGGCTGCAATCTTTCAAATAACCCAGAAATAACAGGACCAATTGTAGGATCATTTTTATCTAAAGTTGGCCTTGTAGCAACTCTATCTTTCCAATAATCAGAATCGTAAACGACTGTGCCATTTTCATTAACGTGGCTTTCTGTTACATCCCAAATCGTAATAGATTTTGCAGCATTTTCTAAAAAATCTATTTCTTCTTGAGTCATAAAATTTTCTAGTTCAACTATCATTTCTTTTTTATTTCCAAAAAATCCAGATGGTGTGATTGATGGTGTTCTTTTTACTGTTTTTATATTTTTAATATTTTGCATAATAATATTATACCCTATCCTCTTTTGAGCGAATAAAGCCTTCTTGTTTTCTACTATCTTTTACAGAAAGTTTTAAGGTTTTTGTTTCATGTTCTCCCAATATATCGCCTTTTTCATTAACTGCATTTCTATACCAGTCTGTCCATCCACCTGTTTGATTTATTGCTTGAGCAGCCTCACCATATTTTTTGTTGGCATTTGCCCTTTTATTATTTTTATCAACATAATCAAATATTTCAATAGAAGTGTTATCAAGACTAGTTAAAGAAATAGGAATTATTGTGGCAAGTGGAGATCCCGCCTTTATAATAATTTCTTGATTAGGAGTTTTTGCTCTAATTGCCAAAGGAATAGGGTTGTCATAAAAAGATGTAGATACTAAAGAAGACATAACTTCAAAATCGTTATTAAAATAATTTACTGGATTAATTGTGAATAAACTAATATTTGATTCTGTTTTAAAAACTAATCCAGTATTAAAACTTACAGTTCCTTGACCTCTTCCAGTATATGCAAAGTCATTTCCCTCTGTTATGGTAACAGTATCGGAAGTTTGATCAATTGTCCCATTCCAAGTAAAACGTATATCTTTAGTAGATGAGAGACTCCAACCAATTACATTTGCCTGTGTTACTGGAAAGCATCTATAGGCATGTCCTTGTGCGGTATTGTCCATCCAATCCCTTTT